GGTTTACGATGCGCGTGTATTTGTAGGCTTTTGCAACCGAGCCGCCGGATGTATATGTCATCTCGGCTCCGATGCGTGATGATTTCGCAATACCGAATGCGGCGAGTTGCTTCTCGGCAATTTCTGTCGCGTTAAGAATGTCCATTGCTGATGCTGTGGCTGATCTAGCCTTGCCGTTTACTTTGTCTAGGGAGTCGGAGAGTTCGCGGCCTTTAGTATTTAGTGCAACTTTGATTTTCATTTTTGGTTTTCTGTTTTGGTTTCTTCGTTCGGGTTCGTCCCGTTCGATGTGCAAACCCTCCTCCATTTTCTAAAAGATGAAAAGAAAAATTTTCGCGAAGTGCGAAAATAATTCTTGGGAAAAGTCTTTACAAATGAGCGCAACCAATGCCCATGCGCCTCTGCGGGCTTTTTTATTTTACAATCGGTCGAAAGAAATTTACCTCGCGGAGTCCTTGCTTCGTCATTACTCTAGCCTTTTTTGACTCAATCTGAGTTTTGTTAATCGCAATTTCTAAACGAGAATTAGTTGCGGCGATGGTTGACTTGGTCTCGCCTGCAATAGCGCGGGCGGTCTTCCACCCCTGTTTTTCAAGATCGGCCTCGCTCTCGTGCTTTGAGACTTTGTAAAAAGCCTCCCACGCTTTGTTTACAGCGGCAATAGCCACGGGTTGTTTTGTCGTCTTTCGCATAGGTTGATATTTATTGAATTATCTTTGTAGTAGCCATACGCGAAGCCCTGCGACCATCCGAAGGTTGCACGGCGCGTGCTCGCGTATTCCATATCAAAACGAGCCAGCATTCCGGTGCAATATCCGCTAGGCCCGTCAAGCGTGCGTGCGCGTTCCCATCCGACTCGGTGTAGGTGAGCCATGACGCATTGCCCGTAGGTTTCCGCATGGTCGCGGATGGCCTGCACGTTATACATATACCCGTGGATAAATTTGCATCCGCCTAGCTCGTAAAAAGATCGAATGTGATATGGATACAGCCGCGCTTTTAGTTCCTTCGCGGTCTTCTCTATCGCTTGGATCGTGAGCGTTGCGGCGTGAGCCGCAAGCGCGTTGGGTGAAGACGCGAGCTTGTAGAGCCGGGCTTCGTGGTTTCCGTAGAGAATATGCTGTGGCCGGAGTTCGTGAAGGAAGTCGATGCCGGCGGAAAGATCGTCGCTGATGCTCGCGGCGCGGTCGCTTGAGTTCGGGTCGGAGATAGCACCAGAACGGAAGGCTGCCAAGTCCAAGAAGTCTCCAAGATGGATGGTCGTGTCGGGCTTCCAGCGGTCTCGGAACGTCAAGACACTTTTTCGTGCATCTGGGTCGATCTGATCGCCGTGAGAGCATCCGACTGCCATCCATTTTTTCCAGCCCTTCATATCAGCTCTGGGATGTTTCGCTTGGTTCGTTCTTCCCATATCCAAGCGCGGACGGCCTCCATCGTATCTTCATCAAGTTTCGCAAACGCTCCGGATTCGTGCTTGAGTGCGCTTCGGAGTTCTTGGTCTATGTCATCCACCAAGATTAAAATATCAAGCGCCTTACAGGCAACTTCGTGCTCGTATCGCTCTGTTTCGTCATACTCAAGTGTCATTTTCATGCCTCTTCGTCCTCCTCCTCTTCTTCTTCTGCGTCTGGGAATAAAATGCTGAACGAGTCCCCCGCGAGTCCCTCCACGGCGTATTTGTTGCCGAATACAAATTCCCCGTGCATCGTCTCCCCGCCTTGCTCCCACGATACGATGGCGAGGCCGCAATCATAATGCTCCGACAGGATGCGCTTCGCTTCCGCGAGTGCTTCCGCACGCTCTGATTCAACCGTCGGTTGTTTTCGTTTTTTCAAGCAAGAACGTCTATTTTTTTAGATACTCGGTTGCGTAAATTAGCGAGCATATCTCGCTCGGTCATGCCCTTCGCCCAATGCGGACGTAGCTGATAGTGGGGTTCGTCAACAAATTTCCAGTCGCCACCCCATTCAAGGCCAAGGCTCTTTCCGAGCGTGCCGAGTTCGTTATAGAGCGGGTGCTCTCCGCAATATTCTTTGCCGCGAAAAATACCGATATCGAAAGCGATGCCGAAATTATGATTTGAGTGGCCAGCAGACGCCATCGTGATTTTCTTCCCTGGGGTTGTGCGGCCCCGCGCATAGAGCGCATCTTGCTCCATATAGGAGCGGGTTCCGCTGATGATTTTAACGTCGCAACCCACCTTTGCAGAGATGACCTTTGCAGCGCCTAGGAAGGCGCGCGCGGCCTTTTGAGCTTCGGGGTGGAGCGTTGCAAGCTGGATCTCCGAGCGGTCGTCAAAGGTCATTTTTTGAGCGATGGTATTTCTGGGAGTTCGTAGCAAAGTGTTCCGTAGTCCGTCTTGAGACATACCGACGGATTTTGAAATCCAGCGCATGAAGTCAAGAACGCCATGCCTAAGAACGCAAAGCTGAGAACGATCATCCACAGCGCGATTTGCTTTGCGTTCATTTTTCCTTTCGGAAGATTTCGATCAAGCCAATGATTGCCGCAAGAGCCGCTCCAATTGCATCCCATTTCGCTGGTTCCAAGCTCAAACCGGCAACTGCGCCGATGATCGCGACCCCGCGAATAGTGGACGGTTCTTTCAATTTCGAGAATAGTGTCTTCATGGTTTTTTAGCTTTCAGCATTTTATACAGCGATACCGCACCGATGCAAATTCCGAGCAAGAGAGAAGCGATGCGAAGCCACGCCTCGACTTCGGAGAAGGATATGAGAACCGCCATTGCTGGTGCGCTCGTTCCGACAAATGTATTAAAAGTGTGCCCGCTCATTTTAGCTCAGACCGCCTTGGCTGATGAGTTCTTCGGTTAGAGTGCATGATTGGAGAATAATCGTGCTGCGCTCGCCTGCGGTCGTTAACTCGACCTCGATCTCGGTCGTGACCGAGGTTGCATTCAGCAACAGATCGCGAACGCCGAACGTGTTAAAATCGACGGCGGCGGTCTTGCCGGGTGCTGCGGTCAAGCCGCTTTGCACTTGGAGTGTTGGAAGATCGGTGAAGCCCTTGTCTCCGCTGAAATTGATGTCGTAGTAGCTATTTTGCACTCCGACAACGGTCGCGTTTCCTGTGCCAATGCTATCGAGTGCTTGCAATGCTGTTTGCAACTGCGCGGCGGTCGTGTTTGCGTCCAGCGGATCGGTCTGCCGTAGGACGGTTGTGGCTACGCTCCCTGTCGTCACCGTGCCTGTGCCAGTTGTGATCGCGACTGCGCCTGCTGTTACGCCAAGCAAAAACTCAGTCGTCTGCGGGATCGAGCGAACGAAATATTGAAGCCCTGCCGTGTATCCGGTGAGCGCGGTGAAGCCTGTTAGAACGACAGGCTGGGAGAGTGTCAGTCCGTGGTTGCTCGTCGTAATGAAGACGCCGTCCGTGACGGTGCTGGCGATATCGACGTTGTAGGTGGGAACAGTGAAGCGATAGCTGCCGAGATACGGAGCGCGGGAGAACGTCACGCGCTGAATTTCGTTGTTGAGCGTCGAGCCTGTTAGCGTTGTTGCTACGCTGACGGTCATGGCCGTTCCGAGATCCGTCCATGTCGGTTCGTAGACTGCGGGCGCGAGTCTAAGTTGCAGCTCTTGGATCTCAGCGTTGGTGGCGTCTCCTGCGATGCGCTCGTCTATCAGAGCTGTAGTGGTCGGAATGAGTCGGGCGAAGTTGCCGGTGATCGCGCCCTGCGTGCCGACGCTGTTGAATGAGACGACAAAGTTGGTTGCCATCGTGCCGTCAACGCTGACCGATCCTGCGGCGGTGACAGTTGAGAGCGAGTTGAGAGCGGACGATATCGCGCCTGCTGTCGCGCTGAATCCTATCGCGCCGCTGGTTTGGCCTCCAAACGAGAGAGTAAATGTGCCGGATGCTGGCGTGCCTGTGCGGCTTCCTACGCCAAATTTAACGCTTGTTCCGGTGTAATCCACAACGTTAAACGGAGTAGTGATGTTGCCTGTTGCTTCCAGAAAGTAGAGGTTTATTGCGCCGTTGTCGCCCTTTACGAAACGCGGCGTTGTAGCCGGTGCAAGGCTCGTCAAGCTCGTCGCCAGCCTGCGGTTGGTTGTGTCAATAAAAAGATCGCGTGCCATTTATTCGGGTGTTTTGTCAACAGCTTCCCATTTGCCTATTGGGCATCGCTCGGTTGCCATGCGTAGTTTGGCCCACGTCGAGCATCCGCATTTGCGACAGCGGCCGGTGGCGTTGAGTGCCTGCGCGTCCCATTCGGGACAGGCGCGGCACGTTGCTTCGCGTGTGGCGAGTGCTTCGGGTGGGGTGGTCGCGAAGCCTGCGCGAGCGAAGCGGTGCGCGGCGTTGCCGAAGCGTGCGAGCATTTGGGCGCGGCGTTCTATAAAGTCCGGATTCACGAAACAACAATGTTCGGAGGTGGGGAAGATGTATATTCGTCTCCTATCAGGTAATACCACGGAAATTCACCCGCTCCATTTATGGTAAAAGTTCCTGTCACACCTGTAAGCTCTGGAGGTATACAACCGTCTAATTTGCCCAAAAAAACAGCTCCGTTAATTCCCGTAAGATTTTGATATTCCATTGCACTAGCTGGCCCGTATAAGCATCCGTCCGTAGAATAAACCAAACTTCCAAGGATAAATAAATCGCCATCAGTTACAAACCAATCTGCTAACCAAGAACCTTCAGGATATCCTTCTGCTGGGCCAAGCGAAAAAAAATCTTCTGGAGCATATCCCCACATCGTTATTGAATCTATTGTTGCGTCCTCAAAAAGTGATCGTAAGTTTTCTGGTATTGCAACCCCATTGCACCCACACCCACAACACGCGCAATTCACAGCGCGAAGGCCGCCGTCCTTCTTTATCTTGATCGCGCCTTCTGGTGTTCGGCCTAGGATCATATTAGCACTCCTCGGTTGCGATCCATTTTAATTCCCCTTTTACCGTCCCTAGTACATATGTTTTATCGCTATTTTCCACAATGGGCGGAATTTTTAGTTTGCGCGCTGGATGCCCCCCTTGACCTGTCGTTTTCTCAATTAATGTGTCATCAGCATCTAATGCCGCAAAAACAAAATTTTGATCCAAATCCTGTGCTTTAATCTGATATGGGTATCCACCAGCCTTAGACGCTGACTTAACCAAAGTGGAAAAAACATTAAGAAAATTCACCATAATTATATTCCAAAATTGGCTTGCATTACAATAACATACTCTATAAATTCGCCAAACGAAGTTCCCTCGTACAATTCAACGGTTCTTGGAGAAGGGCCTGGAAATTTTTCAAAATATGAATCATAAACGTACAAATCAACACCTGGTAAACCAACGACCTCACCTTTTTTTGCAACGATTCTTTGCGTTGCACGATCAAGATAATAACTATCAGTTCTAGTTGTTGTAAATAATACTCCATCTTCAAGACCAAATACTACTGTCGTCTTTTTTGTCTCTGTCCTCCCCCTCTCTATGTTTCCGGTTGAGTTTACTCTCCCATACGCGGTAACCGAGCAGTTAATAAATCCATTTCCCAAATCTTGATAGGTCGGATCTGGGAATATGTAGGCGTTGTCCATGCACGGATCTGAGTCTTGAAATAAGTCCCCTTCTTTAAAAGCAAAATAGTCCGCTTTGCCGTCATTTCGGCAAATGAAGTCCTGCGTAATCATACATAACCCACTTCGGTATGTTTTAACCGTACGATTGGCTTGCGGTATCCAATCCGTTGAGCCGTGATATATATATTTGACTTTTTTTGGGTCTGCCATAAAAATCCTTTAAATTAGTGCTGCGGTTGGTAGTTTTGGTTCGATTTTTTCAACAGCGGTCTTGATCGCTTCGACTGCGGTCTTTATCGCATCCAGCAACCCGCTCACGCCCGACTTCGCGGCCACGTCAAGCTCGATGCCGTCCTTAACCGAGTCTCGAATACCTTTCACGCTCTTTTCTGCGTCAAGCGTGGTGGGGATTGAGCCGAGGTTGCTTGTTGCCGTTTGCACGGCGGCTGACGTATCCAGCGACAAACTTGTGTTTACAGGCGTTGCAAAGGCGTTCTCTGCTGTTTGCCATGCTTGAGCGGCTGCATTTGATCCATCCATCGACAACGGAATTGCCGAAGCAAAGGCGTTCTGAACTACTCCTAAAACTTCATTCGCGGCACTATCTCCAGACATATTTAATGGGATTGGATTCGCAAAATTATCAAGCGCGGATTGCTTCGCGTCAGCAATCGAATCATACCCATCTAAGTTCAGCGGGATCGGTCGAGCGAACGCATCGGTTGCATCTATTGCCTGTTCTGCAATCGACGGCGCGGCATTTATCGTTGATGGGATATCTTGAAAAGCACCTTCAAATGAGGTGCGAAGCGATTCCAATCCTGCGGCAAACTTTTCTGGAGAAAATTTAATGTTGATCTCGATCGGTTCTTTCCCGATTTTTTTAATCTCTGCTCCAATTTCTTGGATTAATATCTTTGAGCTTTTACTGGCTGTCTCGATCCCTAAAGCCTCGGCAAGCTGCGGAATATTTGTAACTTTTTTGCCAAGGATTTCCATGTCTCCACCCATGTCCCTCAAGTCCTGCTTGGCTTGGCTGAATAACTTGGACATATCAGCTTGCGACATTTCTCTTGCGGTTTTAACCATCTCTGCCGCCGCCGCTTTTGTTGACGTTTCGGCGGTATATGCCGACCCAGCTACCTTTGACCATTCTACCGCTGTCTCAATAGACTGATCTTTTGATTTCTTTGACGACTCAGATGCGGAATACGAAGACGAGTTCACCAAACCGAAATTGATTGCCGATATATTGGAATTATCAGCGGCATTTTTAATGTTATTAGCCGTATTTGAAGTACTGGTTTCGGTTCCTAGAAAATCCTCGCGGGTGGTTTTGCCGCTGGCCTCAATAGCGTCCATCTCCTCATTCATCCGCTTGGTGGCCTCCTCGGCACCAAAAAAGTCCTCTTTAAAGACTCGGGTCTTCGATGCTGTTTTGTCGAACTCCTCAGTGACTTTGGCGGCGGCTTTGGCGGTCTCGCCCATATTTGCAATCTGCGCCTCGCCTAGCTTGGTATTTGCGGCGTCGAGCACTCTAAACATTTCGTCGCCTGCGGCTTGAAAGCCTGGCAACTCGGATATCGCTGCGGAGAATGTCATGAGTGCCTCGGTAATGTGTCGCCCGAAGGTAAGAGCGGAATCCGTAAGCGCACCCCCGACGTAGGCTGTAATCGCTGACGCTAAATTTGTCTCCATCGACTGAACCAAAAAATCAATGACCGTGGAGGATGTATTGAAAAAGGCATTTCCGAAAGTCTTTACGGCGACCTCAAATGATGTGCCGTAGGCCGCAATAACGGCAAGCGGATCTTGAAATGCTCCGATCAATCTATCTGCAATTCGAGTGACTACATCCATCGTTGCTTGCCCCCATCCAGCGGCATCAACGCCACTGAGCGCGGATGTAAATTTATTCAATGCTGGCAATGCACCTTCCAAAAAGCCAGCGGCGAACTGCATGACCTTGGAGTTAATTGTCTCCATATTTTCGCCAAGCGAATCAAATGCTTTCGCGGAACGATCCATCACCCCTGGCATCGATCCTAATTGACCGCTCGCTGCCTCAATTTCCCCACTGAAGTTTTGAAGGATAGGAAGAAGCTCCCCGCCGGATTTACCAAAGATCGACATCGCGGCTTCGGCGCGCTGCGCTGGGTCTTGAATTCCTGCGATGCGTTGCGCGAAAACTGCCATCTGTTCTGTTGGCGTCTTCCCAGCAAGTTCGCTCATGGTAATGCCAAGTCGGTTCAATGCGTCGGCTTGCGCTTGTCCACCTTGCGCGGCGTCCACCATAAATTTTTGCATCTTGTTGAGCGATGTTCCAACAGCATCCGAACTCACTCCGGTATTTGTAAACGCCTTTTCAAGAACTAAAAGTTTTCCGGCAGTCTCTCCCGTCCTAGATGACAAGTCGGTAAGGCGTCCGCCTAAGTCAATGGCTTGACCAAAACCTTCGACAACCTGTCTAGCCGCATCGAATGCCGCTTCAATGACTTTTGATCCAACCTTGGCGGCGGCTCCCGCAATACCGGCAGCAATACCTATTTTGCCAAATCCTATCTCGCTTTTATTTCCAGCATCGAGCGAGTTATCCCCAGTTTTTTTGATGTCAGAATTAAGCTCTTCGACCTTTGGCGATGTTGCGGTGGATGAATCTCCGATGGCTTTAATATTCTTTTCCATCGTCGTAACCTGGCCGATGCGCTTCATCGTGCTTTCGAGTTCGGTCATGGAAAGCTCACCGCTCGACACCTTGCCCTTCAGCTGAGTAAGTTCGTCTTGAACGGCCTTGAGCGTTTTCTCAAGTCCGGTGTCTGTTGCTCCAAATTCTACTGTTACGTCTGCCATTTTATTTAAGTTTCTATAAGCCCTTTTTGTCTCTTTTTTAGGATGGCTTCGAGTTGCTTTTTCATTTTTGTAGCAACAACGGCCATGGCAAATTCCTTTTCAGTCTCTGGAATGACCTTGTCAGCCCACGGCGTTTTGTTCGTCACTTCAACTCTTGGGTTTTTTAAGTCCGATGTCATATCCTGCACGCGCCCGTTGTCGAAGTCGCCGGTATGCCTTGTAACCCATTTCGGAAAGCCTGCGGTTAGGCTTCCCTTGTTTACTTTTTTGAGCTTGAGTGCGCACGATGCCCATCCTGCTTTTGCAATGCCCACCTTTTTCAAGACGGTTTCCTTGTAAGAGTTCATCGTGGCCTCGCTCACAAACATTTTATCTAGGAATTTCCACCGTCCGATAGTGCGATCTCGCGAGCCTGCGGATGACATCTTGCCATTCACAAAAAACTTCTTGTGGAATGATCGCATATCCGACTGCGACGCATCTGGTCTAAAGTAACTCTTCTCGGTTCCGTAGGCGTAGCCGTCTTTTCCTACGAACAAGCGGACGTTTTCGCCTGTTTTATACCAAGCGTATCCGCCCTTGATATTCATTGCTTCTCCGATGATTCCGAAGATTCCAGCGCGGCGCTGCGAATGAACTGCGCTTGATGATCGCCCTCCGACCAGATCGCGCGTAATCGCCTTCTCGCCCGTCAGTTTTGCCTTGTCGTCTGCGCCGAACGGCTGCGTTCTTCTAGCCAACTCCACGCAAAGAAGACGAGCGTTTAGCATGACGGCGTCAGGAATCGTGACTTCGCGTATCTCTGCGTAGTCTTTCATAATCTGCTCAAATTTCAAGCTCTCGAATTTGAATTTTGCCATATTTTGCGAGCGTGTCTTCTATGGTGGCGAGAGCGTCAACATCGACGCTTGCGTTGTTGCGCGACCACGGGCGGTGGATACCGTTTGCGTAGTCGTCAGCCTGGAGCAACTGCAAGCCAACAGCGAATGGAAGCTCTTCTAGGATGTGAACGAAGCCCCAGCCGGTCAGCTTGACGAGTCGAAAGACGTAAGCCGCAAGCCAGTTGGGGCCGTTTAGTTTCCCGACCCCGATCCTTCTTTTGATTGAGTTGCCGATGCGTTGTAAAGCTCGAAGGCGGCGTTCATCGCGTCCGTCATTGCCGATATTTCAAGGTGATGGATCATGTTGTTTTCGATCCACGAATCTACAGCGTTGATGAATGCGCTTCGGTCATTGACGACCGAGCGGATCGCGCTATACGGCTCGCTGTGCAGGTATGCGAATGCGGCAGATTTCCATACCAAGTCCATGTTGCCGCTAAATACTTCATTGCGTTGCATCCATGAGATCGTAAGCGCCGTGATCGGTCGCAGGATGCGCCCATTCACTTTCTTCGGCCCGTCTTCCATTGCTTGGATACGGAGAATTTCGTCGTCTTTTACTAGGTCTGTGTTTTGTGTCTTTTTCATTATTTTAAAAATCTGGTCATTTCCTGCTTGGTCTTGTCCGAAGCATTTTCCGAAATGGCGATGCGTTTGCCGTTGTGCTCGATCTCGATCAGTCGCGGCGTATTGCGGATGATGTCCACAAGGACATCCCTGTTCGCCAATGCGGCGCGGATGTAGCAAAGCGGATTTTCTGGGTCTTTGATTTCGAGTTCGTCGCCTTCCTTGGTCATTTGGCGATAGACTTGAGAGGCGTCTTGGCCTTTTGCGTTCTCGCCCTCAAACCAAAACTCCGTTGATTCTTTGCCGTCGGTGCGAACCAGTCGAGTGACCGGTGGAAAGTTCATTTTGAAGCCCATTGTAGCGAGTGCCACAGCGGCTTTGAGGTTGATCGTGTGAAAGAATTTCTTGTTTGCGTCCATATATTTAGTTCGTATATAAAAAGGCGGCTCCCTTTAGCCGGGGAGCCAGCGGCATCAGCCAGGGTTTTAGACGATCTCTGGATACTGCGTTGCGGAGACGGTGATCGTTTTGAATGTGCCGGCGCCTGTGGTTTCGGAAACGGAATCAACGATGACAGCACCGCCGGAAACACCGTAGGATGACGTATCGTTGGCGAGCGTGAGCACGTTGGCGAGTTCGTAGGCAACGCCGCCGTTGATGACGCCGTCGAGGCTGATCGTTGCGGACTTGTTGAAATACGCAACTGCGACGGTATCGCCGAGGGCGTCCATGACGGTTGCTTTGTCGCTCTGAACGGAGCGAGAGAATGAATTAAGAAGAAGACCTGTCTCTTGGAGAAGGCCGAATTCGACGCCCGAGGCGACAGAGCTAGTGATGACGGTTGCTGGCATAGTAATTCGTGGAAATTGTCAACTTGCGAAAAGCGCGGCGTGAACGGTGATCGTTACCGAACGCTCGAAATGCCGTTCATTTGAAGATAGTGAAACTGGCCCGTCCCGAAGGATGCCGAATACGAAAGCGTATTGCGGACGGACTGCGTTGAGCTTGGTCTTGAGTCCGGTTATGTCGTGCGAAATACAAAGCACCTGAGACCACAGATTCTCCATTGCCATCTGATCCATGTCGTCGGCCTGCACGATCAACGCGATATCGACGCTGAACTGGAAAATGGCTGAGTCGATAATGCTTTCGCGCTGCCGCGTGCATTTAACAAAGCAGGCCGGAAGCGTCATCGTGCCGAAGTTCTCCGCTGCGGTCACCACCAATGCGCTCTGCATCTCTTGCTGGAGCGCGAGAACGAAAGTGTCAGTCAATGCTTTCTCAAGCGTCAGCGTGTATGTCGAGTCCGTTATCATTCCCTTGGGCGGAAACGTCAACAAGCCCAAGTCTCGCGATCTCTGCTTCGCATTCGTCTTTTGTGCCTACGAACAGCACGCTTTGCGTCGAGATCGCCTTTTCTGTCTCATCGTAAAAGATGATCGTGCTCCCATCGTAAACGAGTTTCCATGAGTTTGATTCGTCAAATGACCATCCGTTTTCGTTGGGTAGAATTATCATGTTACTGTTAGGGTTGAATTTGTGGAGTTGTATGTTGCTGTTCGTCCTGGTGCATTTACTAATGTCACTGCTGTATACGTTCTGCTCGTAGAA